GCTACACACCGAACGAAATAACCGGCGTCTTACGCAGCCAAGCACCAGCACCCATCGACTGGTGGCACTACGCCGAAGAGTTCATCGGAACACCGGCACTCAATGCCGACTTCATCACAGACAAAACCCAAGAGACGCTCGCGAGATCACTCGCAACAGGAACAGGCACACAGTGGGGGGTGCAGATACTCCTGGACATCTGCCACGACTCCAACGTCGCACGACTGATGCCGGCCTACAGCGTGCCGGGCATCGACAAATTCTAATGGCCGCAGTACCAGCAGCTGCCGCAGGGGGCAGCGGGTGGGGGTCCTTCCTGGGCTCAGCAGGAGGACAAGCCGCAGTCAGCGGAGGAATCAGCGTAGGAGGCAACCTATTCAGCGCCAGAGAGGCCAAAAAAGCGAACAAACGCACACTCGCGTTGTACAGAGAAAACCGCGACTTTGAAGAGCGCATGAGCAACACCGCATGGCAACGCGGGGTGGCAGACATGACAGCCGCGGGGATCAACCCCATGGCCGCGTTCGGGCACGCGGCCGCAAGCACACCAACCAGCAGCACACCCGAGCTGCAAACCGTGCCAACGATGAGCGGCGCATTCAGCGCCGCAAGCAAGGCCACACAAACACTCGCCCTGCAACAGATGCAAGCGAACATAGACCTGACCAAGGCCAACACATCCAAGGCAAGCGCAGAAGCGACCAGCGCAAGTGCAACCGCCGGCTTCGCATACGAAAACGCACTCCACGACTCAATGGCAAAAGGTGAACAATGGCTGGACATAAAGAGAAGATGGGAACTCTCCGAAGCGCAAGCAAAGCAGATCGAGGAAATGATGCCGCTACTGAAAAAGGCATCGGAAGCCAACACAGCCTCGACCGAACAAGCAACCTCATCGGCGAAAACCCAACAAGACCTGGACAAGCTGAAGATGCCGGAAGCGGAAGTAACCGCCCAATGGTTCAGCTCGATGGTCGGGGGGGGGCTCCCGAGTAACCGGAGCGATACGCGACCTACTCCAAACGATACGCATGCTGAGGGGGCGAGAATGAACAAGTGGAGCTACAAAGAAGCCAAGGCCAAATCCGGCACGGTCAACACCAAGCCAACGCTGACAGACCAGGCGGCGGCCACCGAAACAGATCGGCACGTCATCGTGCACCGATTCCTAACAACCGGCCAAGCACCCGGAAGCTTCCAAGCGCCCATGTACGGGGACCTCACACAACTACCAACCGAGCTACGAGGATTCATCAACCTGGCCAGGAGACTCGAAACGGCCAGGGACGAGCTGCCCAAGGAGTTCAAGGACCTGCCAGCACACGACCTACTCAACTTGACAGCGCAAGACATCGCAAACAAACTCAAGCCACCGGAAGCCCCGGTGGAAAAACCAAAAGAGGAGACCAAGTAAATGCTCATCATGGCCATCCGCGATCGGATGCTGGATTACTTCCAGGCGCCGATCGCAACACACAGAAAATCCGACGCGATAAGCAGCGTCGTCGCCAACATCAACAGCCTGGAGAGCAACGGTGAAATCAGCCAAGCCCCGGAACACTTCGAAATCTGGATCCTCGGGGAAGTCGACGACGCGGGGCACATCACCCCGCGCAGGGAATTCGTCGCCAACTGCTCCAGCTACATTCGTGGAAGTGTTTGGCAAAGGAAGCCAACACCCGGAGGAGCTACAGAGGCTCCAGGAATCCCACCTGGCGGCTCTAGCGTCACTCGAAACGCACCGGGGGGACCAGCCCACAGCAACGGCGCCTAAGATATTCAAGACGCGCTGGCAGACCAAACTGACACGCCTGCAAAGGCACATCAGGGACCTGAAGGAAGCCATTGATGCACTCAATGGCTAGACAACCACTGCCTACGGCAAGTGGTGTCACCTAGACCTTCTGAATCAAGTGGCAGAAGGTCGACGGGGAGGGCCGGGCGAGATATATTCGCCCGGCCCCTTTACAAACCCGAGGAACTATGTATGGCAAGACGCAACATCAGCGGCGGCAAGTACAAGCGCAAATTCAACAGCGCCCGCCGCAAAAGCAAGAAAGTGAACAGCCCAAGCATGATCATGCGCGGCGGATTCCGATTCTGAGATGAGCTGCGAAGCACTCATCAACGCCTGGAGGCCCGCCAACGGCGGGCCTCTTCGTTTCACCAGGGGAATGCCCGCCGACGGAAAAGCCTACACGCAGATAAACGTGCCGTGTGGCAACTGCATCCTATGCAGAGAAGAACAAGCACGCCAATGGGCAGTGCGAATAACCCACGAGCAGAGCCTGCACCTGGACAACTGCTTCGGCACACTGACCTACGCAGACAAGCACCTACCAGAACACAACTCACTGCACTACCCAGACCTACAAAAGTTCTGGAAGCGAGCGAGAAAGAAATTAGGACCACTGCGTTACTACGCAGTGGGAGAGTACGGAGACCGTACATTAAGACCGCATTACCACTTCTGCGTGTTTGGACACGCATTTACCGAAGGGAGAGTAATGCTAAGAGAACAGCCGAACCGGCTGTGGACCAGTCCGCTCCTGGAGGAGCTATGGGGACTGGGAAACGTCAGCATAGGAACGCTGAACTTCGAAACAGCTAGATACACAGCAAGCTACGTCACCAAAAAATTGCGTAGCAAACAAACATACGTACGTATAGAACCAGAAACCGGCGAACTCGTACCGCTCATACAGCCCAGGGCATTCATGAGCTTAAAGCCAGCCATCGGTCGAGCCTGGTTAGACCTCTATGGAAAGTACGTGTACGAACACGACAGAGTAGTCATCCAGGGGCGGCCACAGAAGCCGCCTAAGTACTACGACCAATGGCTGGGAAAAATAGATAAGGAGAAATTAGAAAAGATAAAAGAACAGAGAACAGAGTTAATAACTGAGTCACCGACAGAACAAATAAGAACCGCGCACGCACGCGCGGAATACGCGCGCGCACGCGCGAGGAATAAGAGAAAGAGCATCTGACGACGTGCGCCAGAGGCGCTCGTCAGATGCGAGAAGGGTTATCCACCGGATATCCACACGAGTGTGGATATCCCGTGGATAACCAAACCACGAAACAGAGTCAACAACACAGAGGAACTCAACGTGTATAGAAATCAAACATCAAGACAACACGACTTCGCCGTCATACCGCGAGCTTCGGTGCCTCGCAGTCGCTTCCGCATGAAACAGACCCGAAAAATGGCGTTCAACGCTTCGGATCTCATACCAGTCATGTGCGAAGAGGTGCTGCCGGGAGACACCTGGCAGCACACAGAACACTACCTCGCAAGGCTCGCCACACCAATCGCGCCAGTCGTGGACGACCTGGACATCGAAACTTGGTACTTCTTCGTACCAAACCGCCTACACAACGAAGACGATTGGGAAGCCCTCATCACGGGCAGCAACACAGGGATGCACATGCCCCTGTTCCACCCACTCACGGACAACGTCCCAGTAGGGTCAGTCCTCGACCACTTCGGCATACCGCCTCAAGACTACAGCGGGACAGTAAACATCAACATACTGCCCATCTGGTGCTACTTCATGATCTACAACGAATGGTTCAGGGACCAGAACCTACAAGAGCTTTGGGAATACGCCGACGCGTTCAGCTTCGTATACGACCAAAGCGACATCACCCAAGACAGCACCGAGTGGGACCTCATGCCGCTACGGGTGAACAAGCGACACGACTACTTCACCAGCTCACTGCCGTTCGCACAGAAAGGGACCGCAGTAACCCTGCCGCTCGGAACCACAGCACCAGTCATCAGCACAGGTGTCGCCCCGAACTTCGCGGGCGGAACAATCACCTGGCCAGGACCAGTCACGCAATCCAGCATCAGCGCCGGCAGCGGAGCCGGGTCACCAATCTGGACACAAGGCGCTGCAAGCGGAACCAACGCGGCAATGCACTTCGGCACAACAACGGGCCTACAGACAGACCTCGCAACCGCCACGGGCGCAACCATCAACAGCATTCGCCTGGCCGTAGTCGCACAACAAATGCTCGAACGAGACGCACGAGGAGGAAGCCGATATGTTGAAAATCTGCTCAGTACTTGGGGTGTTCGCGCTCCTGATTACCGCCTTAACCGCCCTGAATATCTTGGCGGAAGTAAGACGGCTGTTACAGTCAACCCAATTGCTCAGACGGGAAATTACACGGCTCCTCCTGACGACAGCACATCAGCACTCGGAAACCTGGGCGCGGAAATGCACGCCAGCCACAGCGGCCGCAGCTTCACCTACGCAGCAGTCGAGCACGGATACATCATCGGCCTCGCCGCAGTCCGGGCAACGCCAACATACCAACAGGGATTCCGCAGGCACTGGCTCTACCGCAACACGCGCCTAGACTTCTACGATCCACTGTTCGCAAACCTGGGCGAACAAGCGGTGCACACACTGGAAATCTACGCA